CACATGGTGCGCAACGGCACACGCCAAATGCCTCGCACTGCGTTCCTCGCTCGTGCCTCACTCGTCTCCTAGGTGCTCGGGTCGGCTTAGTGCCTGCGCGGGCTCTTGAATAATAAAAAAAACCCTCTATACAGAGGGTTTTTATTTTTAACCACGTTTGTTTTTAAGGTTTTGGTTCATCTGGTTTTAATGAACCTTTGACTTTATTAATTAAGTCTGCTTCGCGCTTTTCGCGCGAAGCTTTTACTCTGGCTGATTTCTCAGCCTTTTGTTTTTCTGTGTACTCTTTCTCGCGTCCAACAAAGTCGCGTAGCTCCTGGGCGCGCTCTTGTTGTTCGGTAATATCAAGTCCCTGGAGCTTCTCCAGGTCTCCGAACTTGGTAGAGTATTGACCCTGTTTTAACACAGGTAGACGTTCACCACGGGTGAAACGATCGATAATAGTTTGAATGGTCATAGACTGATTAGGTACTGTAACAGGCTTTTCCTTTGTGAAGTCCAAGCCCTTGACCTGGAACTTTGGATAGAGAATTAATTTAGTTTTCATTATTGAATGATTGATGGAGTGCCGAAATAAGGTAGTGCACGATTTACTTTAACGTCATTGGATATGTAACACCAGAAATTATCATCTGTGCCGTTTACTGCAAAGATATTGTTCTGTAACGTTTGGTCATAGTTGACAAACGTATTACCCAGGGTAGGAGACGAAGCGTAATGATTAGTTAGAGTCCAGAACCTGAGAGTACTACGAAATGCTCCGTGATTTGTGCCCTGGATTTGCTTCCAGTCTGCATACCTGGACTGATAACCGAACATAGGTTCTTCACCGTTAACATTTTCAGTAAGATTGGCGGCACTCATGTAGAGTTCATACTTTTTGACTTCCTGCTCACCCAAGTTCGCCAGGAGAGGCCACGCATAATCGAACACTGTTTTGCGTTTGAACATACGAGGTAAACCCTGGTAGTAAGATGGTGGATTCATAATTGACATGATACCCATGATCATGCCGTGCTCTGTGCAGAAATAATTGAAACGGTTTGTGTTACCATATGTAACTCCGTGACCGGCCAAGTTACCTGCCGGGATAGTATCGTCATCCTGGTTTTGAGAAAATGCAGTATTAACCACTTCAGAAATACGGACCGGAATACGACCACCACCAATATACTCAGCGCGTTGTAAACGTGCATCTTGCGGACGGACCGCAAAATTCGCCTGTATTACCTCAGTATAGCGTGAGCCACCAACGGCATTTCTTTCGAGCCATGTTTGAAGAGCGTAAGCAGTACGGAAGTCATTAATAGATACGTTAGAGGTAGTAATTTCTACTTCATCTATGTTCTCAATCCTGGACCCTGTATTTGTGCCGACTCCTGGACCGTTAGTCATGCCGAGCATACCAGTTGTTTGATTTGCCATAAGAATCTGATTGGTAGCTGGTAGATCACCGTCTCCTTCTTTGACAATTGAGGTATCAAGATAAGAAACCGTTCCTGTGCCATCCAATGGCATAAGTACCTCAACACCTCGCTGTGTGAATGGAAGTGCCGCAGTAAAGTAGTTTTTCATCCAATCACGAGTATAGAGATCGAAGTAATTTGAATTCTGACCCACACCAGGATCTAGCTCACCGGACCCTACTGGGAATACAAGTGAATCGTCATCATTATAATTTCGATCACGATAATAGTCGCTATAACAACGAGCATATGCGAGGAAGGGTATAACATCAATAGTTAGTCCATCATAGTCGGCTGCTGTTTCACCAGCCAGGGGAACGATTGGAACTCCTAAGTAATCAGCCAAGAAACTTTCAGTTATATAACCATCGTCAATGAGCTTTTTAAGATCAGCGTAAGGAGGAATGGGAGCTGTGACCGGTTCAATTCCAATGCCCAGGCGTCCGCCTGTGAAAAAGGTTTCGGACTCCGACCATAGCAAGCGGTACGGCACGAAAAAGAAGTGGACATACAGAATGATTTGGTCATAGATAGGCGCCAGAAGGGGCGCGAGGCGAAGTAATATTTCGCTTGACCCGTTAAATTTGTCACCGGGTAATGTCTCGAGCGTAAGTACAGGAGTGAGTCTACCCATACGTGTTGAAAGCCGTTTTTGATGTGACAAGTCGAAGGTACTCTTACGAGGTTTCCTAAGTTCGACTGTTGTATTGCCTGCATAACTCATATCGTTAAATTTTCTTGTGATTTGTTTCTAATAGTTTTTGCTAATCGATGGAATCTCTCTTCACGGTAACCAATTGGGTCACGGTGATGTTTGCCTAGTTCAAGTAATTCCTTTCGCAATGCTGCTAGGATTTCGCGCTGTGCTTTGTGTGATATAACGTATTGTTCGCGTTTAGTGAAGATTTTTTGTTTATAGTACCGTGGGAGATGGCGCTTAGCGCCATCCATAATCACGTAGTTGCGCAGGTCGCCCTTATGCCAGGCGATCATTTCCGAGGTTAGATAACCATGACCTATAGCAGGCCTGCGGGACATAACAGAGAATGGCGGGTTACGCTCGTGACGCATTTGGCTCACTCGCTGATTAATTACATACTTTGTGCAGTACGCGATTGATTGACTAGTGACATCTCCAATGTGAACGATACCGATTGGGATATTTGTGTTTGGTAAAGTCCAGGCTGCTCGGATTTCTGATTCCGGAACGTCCCCGAAAAGTAATATGTGATAATGGGGACGATAAGTTTTGGAACCGTATTCTCCCACCGCATAATAACGCAGCTTGTTTCCACTTTTGCGCAGTCGCTTGAAGAACTTCTGAAGATGTTGTACAACGAGTTGCTGCTTTCCTTTTCTCGTGTATATAGTGCGGTCTGAGTACGTCAATGTAACGAAACGAGAAGCCTTGACAGACCTGTGCTCTAACGAGAGACGAAGAACCCAGTCTTGTCTCCTTGTGGCGAGGCAGAAGGGACACTTCCCACATGGAACCGTTATATCCCTGTCGTGGACGTGATATGGTGACTGGCATTCCATTAAAATAATGTGAGTTGCACACCGATATCGAGATGAAGAATAAACGGCTGCACGACATAAGCCTTAAAAGCAAAATAAGGCTTACACATTCGCGCAGAGAATATCCTGGGGCGCCATTCTATCCACAGATAATCGTAATACTTCATAGCTTGATGCCACCTCGAGACATACGATAAGTTTTGATTGATTTGCCTTTGCCTCTGCGTTTGCCGCCTCTGCGTTTGCCGCCTTTGAAGCTGCGTTTTTTTGAGTAACGTTTCATAATTAGTGAGCTTTTAATCCTCCGATTTTTGATAGTAGTAATTTTCCAAATGCGGCCCAATGGCCATAGTTCATATTGCCAGACTTAATGAATTCCATTTCGAGTCGCGAGAACTCGTTTAAGAACTCCTTACTGTTAAGAATTTCAGCTTTGATTTTTAGATCAGCTTCGTTGAGTTTGAAGCGCTGAAATAATAAATCAACCTCTTTCGCTATCTTAGTTTCCATATACATATCAGATATTTTATTCTGACGCTGAGCAGCTTTCAATTGCTCAGCTTTTGTTTGGAATTCAGTAATAGACGATTGAGTCTCGGCACCTTGTTGTTGACCCTTGCTAATAATACGGCTTAACTCAGATTCAAATACCGTGTCGTTAAGCATAGGATTGCGCTGCAAGATTTCGCCCTTTATAGCCTCATTACTTGTTTGGGCTTTTGTTTTCTGAATGTTAGCGTCAATTGCAGCGCGTTGGGAAGCCATCATGGCGGTCTGATTGATAACACCGATAACGTTAATAGCGGTTTCTAATATGCCGCGTGGCTCATACCCGGTAGCTTGTTGAACTGACGACTGATTACCTGGTGAACCTTGTCCATACATAAGATGGGGATTAAGGCCGGCCTCACGATATCTGGCCATTTGATTAGCAGGTGAATTGTACTCGTTCTGTTTGTCCTGGTACTGAGTGTTGAGCTGATTTTGCCAGGCTGCTAGCTTTGCCTTGCGGTTAAAGAGACCAAGCCTGGGCGTAGGTTGGTTAATCTTACCAACCTGGGCGTTAGCCTGGGATTCTGCGATAACAGATTTAATTCCGCCCATTGTCTTGTAGAGCTTTAGAGTTTAAAATATTGTTCTGAATGCCTACGGCATGTTCTGAGATGAGATCGACCACTGAGGGAGTAGATCGAATAAAGTTGAGTAAAGCGGCAAGCGTGTCAAGATCACGCGTAAGAGATGCCTTCATTTGCTCGTGAGTAAGTTGTAGTGGCTGTTTGGCTCCTGGAGCCTGATCAGCCTTTGTTTCTGTTGTCATGACCCAAATCTACAAAATTTCTGGATTTGGTGTCAGTTAGCATAGTATATCAAGGGGATACTATGCTAGGGGCTTCCTTACGGAAGCCTTCGAGCCAGGGGCCGCGATGCGAATGGAGCCTTCGGCATTAGTTTTATTTCCTCCGGAGGCGCCTCGCCGGCGGGGCAGATTTAGCCATTTATCCTACGGAAGAGTGTCCGAGCTCGAACAGTTTTATGAGCTCCCAGCTGGGAGCTCATGATTGAGCTCCCAGCTGGGAGCTCATGATTGTACCCTAAAACTACGGGTTTTTATAACGCTTGGCGTTATTAAGTTTACGAGCCCTGTTTTCCCTTGTGTGTGACACATGGTGCGCAACGGCACACGCCAAATGCCTCGCACTGCGTTCCTCGCTCGTGCCTCACTCGTCTCCTAGGTGCTCGGGTCGGCTTAGTGCCTGCGCGGGCTCTTGAATAATAAAAAAA